AATTCAAACTTCAGATGATGCAACAGCAATAACAAAGGCAGTATTTGATTATCCAATTTATCTTTCTCCAGGTTCAGAATACGCTGTTGTATTATTATCACCAGAAAGCACTGAATATGAAGTTTTTATTGCAGAAATGGGTAAAAAAACAATTCAATCTAAAAATCTCCCAGATTCCGAATCAGTTGTATACACACAACAATTTGCTATGGGAAGTTTGTTCAAATCTCAAAATGGATCTATTTGGACAGCTAATCAATATCAAGATATGAAGTTTACTCTATATAGAGCAAATTTTGTTACTAATACTCCTGCCACTGCATTTTTCTACAATCCAACACTAAATGAAAGTAATGGTTATATTCCAAATCTTCAAAATAATCCTATCACAGCATTCCCAAGAAAATTAAGCATCGGAATTACAACCACAACAAATTCCACAATGATAGGAATTCTAACTACTGGCAGAAAAATTAGTGAGAGTATAAAAACTTATAATTATGGATATATTGTGAGTACTGGTTGTGCAGTTTCTTCTGTCGGAGTCACAACAGAAGGATCTAATTATGTAACAGATACTAACGTTTCAACTTATAATATTATTGGAAATGGATCCGGACTTACATTGAATATAACAGCATCTTCTGGATCTATTACTGCCGTTTCAATCGTAAATCCTGGTAATGGATATGCGGTTGGTGACGTTGTTGGTATTGTAACTTCTTCAGTTTCAAGTAATAGTGGTAGAGATGCTAGAATTACAATTACTGGAAATAACAATGGTATTGATACATTATACTTGAGCAATGTTCAGGGGGCATCATTTACTTCAGATGGTACTTCTAATTTAGTTTACTTCAATTCTTCAAATAATTCAGTTTCTTTAGGAAACACTTATATTACTAGTTCAACATCCATTGGATCAATTTATAATGGAAACTTTATAAAAGTAAACCATTTTAATCATGGAATGTATGCAAAAAATAATAAAGTTGCGATTAGTGGTGTTACTCCTAATGTGATACCGACATCATTGTCACAACCCGTTACAGCATCTTCTACATCCATTTCCGTTGCGAGCACATCAAATTTTGGAACTTTTGAAGGTAATTCTGTAAGTGGAACAAATCCTGGATATATAATTATTGAAAATGAAATTATTAAATATGAGAGCGTAGGATCTAATAGTTTAGAAACTATAACTAGGGGTCAATCTTCAACTCTTGCGTTATCACACTCAGTTAACACGCCGGTTTATAAGTATGAATTTGATGGCATATCATTAAAAAGAATTAATACGACTCATGATATTAGTGATATTGGATTAGATATTGATAATTATTATATTGAAATAGATAGAACATCTAATGGAGTTAATAGAAGTAGTGATAACACTCCCGTTGGATATCCTCAACTTTCATTTTCTTCAGAATTAACTTCAGGGGGGTCTAAAGTATTTGCATCTGAAAATATTCAATATGACGCTATAATTCCATTTTATGATGTTGCAACTCCAACTCCAGCAACTTCAATATCTGCAAAAATTAGATCTATCAGTGGAACTAGTGTAAGTGGTAATGAAGTTTCATTCCAGGATTTGGGATATGAAGATATTCAACTTAATTCTTTAAATACTCTCACATCTTCAAGAATTGTTGCATCTAAAGTCAATGAAGATGAATTTTTAACTGCTTTGCCCAGAAAAAAATCATTTACAACTGCGTTAACATTATCCTCAAGCAATAAATATGTATCTCCTCAAATATTTTTAGATACATCATTTACAGATTTTCACAGCAATAGAATCAATTCTCCAGTAACTAATTATCAACAAGATGGTAGAGTCAATTCTATTCTTGAAGATCCACATGCCGCTATATATGTTTCAAATACAATAAGATTATCTCAACCAGCAACATCACTCAAAGTGATTCTTTCTGCATATAGACATTCTTCGGCAGATTTTAGAGTTCTTTATAGTTTAATAAGAGCAGATTCTAGTGAAATAGATCAATCATTTGAACTATTTCCCGGATATAATAACTTAACTATTGATAATAACAATGATGGATATCCTGATGTTATTGATCCAGCAAATAACAGTGGACTTCCTGATATTTTTGTTCCAGCAAGTAATGCAAACCAATTCTTAGAATATGAGTTTTCTTCAAATAATATTGGACAATTTAGTGGATATACAATTAAAATTGTAATGTCATCCACAAATCAAGCATATCCACCTATATTTAAAGACTTAAGAAGCATTGCAATAAGATGATGATACCAGTTAAAGGACACCCAAATTTATATCGTGATGAAAAATCTGGAGCAATTGTAAATTGTGATAGTAATGCCTATAATCAATATGTCAATAGTTTAAATAATAGAGAATCTCAAAAAAATGAATTAAATAAAATTAAACAAGATATAGATGAAATTAAATCATTATTAAAGGAGATAATTAATGAATCCAAATGAAATTACACTCGACAGTGTTGATAAATTATTTGAATATGAAAAACATTCAAGATTTATAGATGAAATGGACTATGATCAGCTTAAAAATTTTTCAAAATTGTATTGTAAGTTGTATTTAAAACAACAAGAAGTTATTAAATCTTTAGGTGCAATTTAAACATAAATAAAAAAGTAGATCTATAAAGAATAAATGGCTGCAGTATATGTAAATAACTTAGTCGTAAATGCTGGGAGTGATTTTAGTCAAACCTTTACTTTAGAAGGAACTGATACAAACTCAGCTCTTAATTTGACTGGATATACAGTATCTGCCCAAATGAGAAAATGGTCAGGAAGTTCTAGTGCGACTTCTTTCACTAGTTACATTGATGCTCCATCGACTGCGGGTAAAATTGTACTTATATTAAATTCTACGCAAACTGCAGAATTAAAACCTGGTAGGTATGTTTATGACGTTTTAATCGAAGATAATCTTGGAATTAAAAATAGAGTCATTGAGGGTATGGTTTTAGTAACTGAAGGAGTTACTAGATAATGTCAGACATTAAAGTTAGAATTGGGCAACAAAATGCAGTAAAAATTGTTTCTAGCATTTCTGGGTCTTCAAGTGGTAGATCTATAATTGCAGAAAATGTCATTGGTGGTATTGGATCTATACGAGAATTAAATGTAAGTGGAATTTCAACCTTTGTAGGACTATCTACATTTAATAATGGAATTAATGTCTCTGGAATTTCAACTTTTGTAGGATTAACTACATTTAGTAATAATGTATATGTTGGACAATCTCTATATATTGCTGGCAACTTAGTTTTACAAAGTCTAGTTAGTGGCGGTTCTATAACAGTTCCAAATGTAATAATTAGTGGGATTGCTACTATATCTTCTTTATCATATGGATCATACCATCAAAATGGAATAGCATATTTTAACAATATTGGAAGATTAAATTCTACAACTGGACCATCAAGTGCAATTAATTTTACCAATTATATACTAACAACTAATGATAATAATGTTCCGGTTTGGTCAAATACAATAGATGGAGGAGTTTATTAATGGCAAAACCAACAAGCAGACAACAATTGATTGATTATTGTTTAAGAAGATTGGGAGCTCCTGTTTTAGAAATTAATGTTGATGATGATCAAATTGATGATCTTGTTGATGATGCTTTGCAATATTTTCAAGAGAGACATTTTGATGGTGTTGAAAGAATGTATCTCAAATATAAATTTACTCAACAAGATATTGATAGAGGAAGAGGAAAGGGGACAACTGGTGTAGGTATTGTAACTACAACTGGAACATCTAATATTAGTGGAATTGGAACAACTAGTTTTAATTTTTACGAATCTTCAAACTTTATTCAAATTCCAGATTCTGTAATTGGAATTGAGAAAGTTTTCAAATTTGACACTAGTTCTATTTCTGGAGGAATGTTTAGTATTAAGTATCAATTATTTTTAAATGATCTTTATTATTTTAATTCAGTTGAACTTTTACAGTATGCAATGGTTAAAAGTTACCTAGAAGATATTGACTTTTTACTAACGACTGACAAACAAATTAGGTTTAATAAAAGACAAAATAGAATGTATCTAGATATTGATTGGAATGCTCAAAGTAAAGATACTTATATTGTAATTGATTGTTACAGAATATTAGATCCTAATGATTTTACTAAAGTTTATAATGATAGTTTTTTAAAAAGATATTTAACTGCACTAATAAAAAGACAATGGGGTCAAAATTTAATTAAATTTAGAGGAGTTAAACTTCCAGGTGGAATTGAATTAAACGGTAGAGAAATTTATGAAGATGCTGAAAAAGAAATATCAGACATAATGCAAAGAATGCCTATGGACTATGAACTTCCACCTTACGATTTTATTGGATAATAATGGCACTTAATCCCTTTTTTTTGCAAGGTTCTCCTGGAGAACAAAGACTTGTGCAAGATTTAATTAATGAGCAATTGAAAATTTATGGAATAGAGGTTATTTATATTCCTAGAAAATTTGTTAGGAAAGAAACCATTATTAGAGAAGTTACTTCATCCAAATTTGATGATAATTTTGCAATTGAAGCGTATGTAAATACATATGATGGTTATTCTGGGCAGGGTGATATTTTATCAAAATTT